CTTCATTGATAGTAAATGTTTGAAGCTCGCCTGTATTTTGCTTTGTTACAAGATGAATTTCATTGGTAGCAGCCGTGAATCTATCGCCCGCTTTCATGTTTGCTGTTGTGGTTACGGTCAAATTCATTGACCTATTATCAACGTTAGAAACATTTCCTGTGGTTGGATTGGTAGTGTTAGCCGCTGGAACTAAGCTCTGGTCGCCGCCCGCTGTACTAGCCGCGCCCGCTGCTGCTGTTAGAATCGGATTAGACCCAACCCTAAAAACATCAAAGTTAGCCGCATCACTTATTAACGATCGTTCATAAGCTGTCAAAACCTTATTACCCATTGTTTGACGGTCTGCAATGTTCCCAGCAACCGTGCCGTGATCTTTAAGATTTAAGAAAAGACTTTGCATGTCACGATCAGGGATACCCCTTCGTAAAAAAGTATTTTCATAAGCGGCAACATCGTTATAAGTAGCTAGAGCGCCTGATTGACCAACATAAGCGCCGCCTTCAAACATAGCTAAATTCACTAATTGCTGATTAATCTTAGAGCTAATTGCCGCGCCCGCGCTGCGTATTTTTTGAGTTAATGCCGCTGGATCGTTTAAATCTTGAGCGTCAACAGTAAAAGGAACGTTTTCGATAGTATCAATGTCAACCGGAATAGCTAGTTGAGTTATTGCCTTGCCCATCGAACCCGTAATATCCAAGCCCGTTACAGTTGTACTAATCTGAGGAACATTCTGCCAAGTTCTATAAGCAGTACGTTGCTGCTGTTGAGCGCTAGAAGATTTAACTTTTACGTTTTTCGAGAGAATATTATCATCCTCGAACTCTTCTACCATGTTGTTAAATTCAACTACTACGTCTTTTGGAAAGTTTGTTTGTGCCATTGGAATCACCTATTGATTAAAGTGCTCCAGCCTCCCTAAGTGCTTTCTTAGCCTCTTTAAGCTCCTCTAGGCTCCCGCCATTTTGAGCTTTTTCTAATGCGGCGTCATACCGCTTTTGCAAGGCCGCTGTCGTTGCGCTTGGCGGTTTCCCACCCTGCACACCTTCTTCGGGATCTGGTCGCGTTTCTTTTTTAAAACTACCCGCTTGCGCAGATAATCGGCCAATTTCCACAGTTGCTTGCATTGGAGTCATACTTGCCAAAGCCTTAGCTCTAGCCGAATCATCCCCGAGCATGTATAGGATTTCATCAGAATTAGCGGTGTTTTCAATAATACCTTGCGCTAGTTCACTACCTATAATATCGACAGCCTTTTTCTCAGCCTCGTTATAATCAGCCCTTCCAGCTTTTTGCGCCCTATCATAATGATTATTAATAGCCGCATCTGACTGGTTGTTTTGATTGCTCGCCGCTTGATTAGATGCAAATTCATTAAGCTGTTTATTTACTAAAGCCGTGTTCTGGCCTTGGTAATACTGATTTAGCGCTACTTGAAACTGTTCAGCGTCATTGTCAAATTGCGCCATAGTTGGCATCGTTTGATTCTGGCTCTGCTTCAGTTTCTCGTTCTCAGCTTGAAGGTTTGCAAGTTGGACAGTCATCTGTGCGTTTTCATCGCCCAAAGTACCATTTTCACTTTTAAACTTGTCTCGCTGTTCACTTATGCGCTGTTCAGCAAAATGCTTATTTCTACTAATCTTGCGTTCAACAACTAATGGTTTTTCTTCTGAAGCGGACGACTCTTCGCTAGATTGTAGACTCTCGTCTTCTGTCCCGGGTATAGCATTATCTTCAATAGATTGTGCTTCTGACATTTTCAAACTCTCCTATGAATAGGGTTTTGTCTCACTACGAGACATATTGCTCTCTAAAAGAGACTTATTGCTCTCTTAGGTAATGTGAATATATAACTAATTCTTATCTAAAGCAACATCCTAAAAACCAGCAATTGTGCTTTGAATTACCTTTTGACGATTATCTATTTGCTTGCCAACTGAATCAATGTTCTTGTTGTTGATTGTGGCGTTAGCCTCTTGAGCATCAATCTGTGTATCCATGCGGTCCGTTTGCGCTCTAAAGGTATCAATCTGGTTTTTCTGTTGATTGTTAAGCGCTGTTAATTGGTCCGCTTGCATCTTACGCTGAACTTCAGCATTAGCCGCATCCGCTTTGCCTTGCTCGGCTACAGCAAACAACATTTCGGCGCTCGGCTGGTCTGGCTGGTTCTGACTCTCAATAAATGCTTTGTCCTCATCTGACTCAGGCTCAACAAGGCCCTGAAGCATCATTTGCTGTTTGTTAAAGCGTTTAATAGCATCCAATCCAGACCCCTCCATATTCTCGACTATTGTTGAATAAATCAAAGGGATATACGGCGAATTAGCCTCGGTGTTTTGCAATAACTGATTCAGAGTATCAACGGTCTCTCTGCGCTGATTAGCATAACTAGCGCCTGTATCAACAACAACGTCGAGCGCCATGTTGCGAACATCATTTATGCGAACCATCTTATTAACTTTTGGATGAATCACATATTCCATCAATAACGCGTCTTTCTCGCTACCGTCATCGTTAACAAGTTTAACAAAGCGTTCGTTGTCATAGACTTCGCTGGCCATGCCTAAATAAATCTTACCGATGGTTTTAACGCACATAGCGATATTATCCATTAGCACGGCTGTTTGCATGTCAACACGCTTAATCATGGCATTGATTGCTTTACCGCTAGCATCGGGATCAATCGTGTCTTGAGGTGCACCGCCGGAATTACTGGTAATAAACTGATTAGCAACATCCATCACAACACTAGTATTTGGATCGACTTGGCGAGGCTGCGTGTATTGTATCGGACCCAAAGGAATCGGCTTGCCTTGGTCATCCAGGCTATTTAGCACGGCAAACGACTGCTTGCCTAAATGCTGTTGATCCCAGTTAGCGCCATGCCCCGCTATTTGCTCAGGGGTAACAATTGGCATTGATGGCGGGCTTGTAGCGGCGTTCTCGGCCATATTTGATACGGCCATATCCATTAGACGCTGCATATCCATTAGCTTTTCAACTAAACCGTAATAGTATTCCTGGCCATCAACATAACTGCGATACCCATAAACAGGGGCTATAGGGATTATAGGGCCAGCGATTCTAGCCGGATTGCTAAGAAAACCACCTCCAAAAAGTATGGATTTTTCAACAGTACGGCGCTTAATTCTACGTTCGCCTGTTTTGTTAAATCCTGAATCAGCCAACTGTTCAACGACTTCGGCAATATCATCTTTAAATATAATGCGTTTTTCGCCGGTTAATTTATTTGTATAGCTAAAGGCTAAGGCTTTCTTTTCCTTAACCTTGTAATACTCGGCAACATAAATCAGCTTAGTATTGTTTAAATTAAATATATTTCTATCGCGTGGCTGAAAAAATGACTCAGGATCGCAATCTGGATAAGCCTCATTGAATGCGTCTTCTGTGTAACTAACCAAAATAGCACACCAACCGGCGTCTGATTTATCTTGCGCCTTAGCCTGGGGATCCCAAACAACCGTGTTATATGAGTTATAAATAGGTTCAAATACAATTTTTTGGTCTTTTTCTTCCGGGTCGTCTTCAATAACAAATTCAGTCTTAAGCCTTACAGCACCAACACCGCCTTTTGACATTTCGTTAACGCCGTTATCCATTGATTGATCGCCGTTAGAGTCGCGCCAATCTTTACGAAATAAGCCATTTAATAGTTCAGCATCCTTAACACTGGTCTTTTCATCGCTAGGACGGTATTTAACAGCAAATCTGTTTGTTCGCCATTCTGAATTGAATAAGTTAACTGATTGAGAGGTTTTATCTATCTGCATTCTAGGGCGGTCTGCAAACACTTTGCCGGTCCAGTCCTCCCATTGAGCGCCCGATACATCAACGAATCTGATAGCCTCGTTAGACTTATCTCTTTGAAATTCCGTTAAGTTCCATCCTGTACTTACATCATTTAGGATTTTTACGAACTTATCCTGATCGCTAGCGTTCATTTCAGCCATAGTTTACTTGCCTATTGGAGTATTCGACTTGGACTTTTTTTCTAACAACAGGCTCAGCAAAGGTAAGGGCTAGAGCATCCCCGTCATCAGGTGAAAAACCAAAGTATTTTTTGATTTTCTCTTTTTTCTCCAGAATAATTCTATCATGGGAGTCGCGATAGAATGGCGAGGCACATAGATCTGCTTGTAGCTCGTCGTCATCTGGGATCTGAACATCTAAATTCTCATCCCTAAGCCATAAATTAAGGGTTCCCCACATCTCGCCACGCTTATTTTTATACTTGGTGTCATTAAGTGGAGTTGATCCAAAAAATATAGCCTTAACACGATCCTTATACCCTAATTCGTGTAATCTATCAACAATCTCAGCGCCGCCACCTGCATCAATAAACATCATATCTGGCTTCTTACCAGCTACCGGGCACACCTCATCAAGTATCTGTACACATTTACTTACAGCTTTCCCTAAAGAATCTACTTGATCACCCGTCCAGCTCTTTTTCCCATAAGCGAGCCTTCCCCATCGTTTAATAGCTGAAAACCTATCACCACCCCTCGAAGGGTCTACACCAACAATTAATTCCCCACTACCAGTAACCTTTGACTTTCTAGCTTTCACAACCACATCAGAGTTTATCAAACCGTCACCACCAGACACCTGAAACGCTTCGGCGGCATTCATAGGGTATTCTTGTTTAAAGCTCTTAGAGCCGTCTGTGCCATCTGCTGATAGCTCTACAATTTTATGGCGCATCCAATAGACTTGCTTATCATCAAGTTTGTATAGATCTTTTAGACTTCTTTCCTCATCAGATAGAACAAAATCATCCGGCAACTCTTTTCGGTACTCATCTTGCCAAAACCAAGGAACGAATATGGCTATAAATTCACTTTGCCCACTTTCGGCTAATTTCCACTGTTGATGAAAGAAATTATTTAGCCCGTTAGCTGTCGACTCGTAGATTATTTCAGTACCAGGCGCATCAGGTATGGTTTGAAGTATCCCTTTAGCGTGTTCTGCGGCATGAGGCCAAAAAGCAACCTCTGACCCGTGGAAGTATTGGTTTGTCTGTGATCTACCAACCGATTTATTTCCCGCCGTGCCCACTTTAAAGCCAGAATCTAACTTATCAAATAACAGCTCCTTAGCATTACTTGCGCTTATTGATGGTCTAACCGGCTCAGGAAGATTGTCATAATACCGCTTAGACATCCTAAATAGATTCTGAGTAGCATCATCCTCATGTGTAAGAATAAAGGCGTTTACTGATTTATTATGAGATGTTCGCCAAACAAACCGGCCTTCCGTGTAAGTAGATACGCCTTGCTGTCGACCCTTGAGAGCTATTGCTCTCACCTTGCCAGTGAGCTTGCGCTGCTCTTCTATTTTCTCATGTATGTATTTTTGGGCACGATTCAGCTTGAAAGCTTGATTACCGCTAGCTTTTGTTTTAATTGTTAAGCAATTTCTAGCAAAGAATTCAAAGTCATCCTTTAGCCTTTGCCTTTGCGCTAACTCAATTGACTCAGCCATTCTTCTGCGCTTTCACCAATATGATGAGTGCTCTCGACCGCTTTTAGATCGGGTAAGTATTTTTTAATTAGAGACAATCTAGCATCATTAGCAGCTTTAATCCTAGAAACTTCTGTACTATCAAGCACTTCCGTTAAGTTTGCTAATTTTTCAGCGGATTCAACCACTTGCTGAATCAACCCCCTATTCCTAAGCGACAATAAAACCTCTTCCCGCTTTTCCTCTCTTATAGCTTGCGCTCGGCTTTGACCGGATCTCATATCTATCTCTCATCTGTTGATGGTGATAGTATTTTAACATGGTTTTAGATTATGTTAAGTGCTACCCACTATCAACCCTACACAAAGCCCAGCCACAAACCCGCCAACAAACAGCGATACAGGTAAATAATG